ATGGCAATCATCATCTTGCAAGTGTTGAATTTTTAGACAGTTTGTGGGCGAAGCAGGTCAAGGGACGTAGCTTAGAGGTGACAGATATGATCAAGACGAATACTTATGTCTGATCCTTACGTTTTTACTGCTTTTGTTTCTAAAATTATCGATGGAGACACTATTGATGTTACAGACGTTAATCTTGGTTTTGGCATCGTTTATAGGGGTACTGATAACGGTAATATGCGTATACGCCTTTACGGAATTGATACTGAGGAATCTCGCACTAGAGATATGGAGGAAAAGAGATTTGGTATATCGGCGAAAGAATTTAATAAATCGTTCTGTGCGGTAGGCAGTAAAGTTACCTTAAAAACCTACGAAAAAGGCAAATACGGACGTTGGTTGGGTGATATTAAGGTGGGTGGTAAGTGGCTTTGCAAAGAGCTTATTAAAAATCATTATGCAGTTGAATATCACGGACAGTCCAAAGATGATATTAAGGAAGCTCATCTTGCAAATAGAAAGTTAGCAGTCTTGCGAGATGAAACGCCAAACTATTGTCTGATTGCTCCTTCAACTGATACGCAAAAGATGAGAATTCGAGAATGCTAGTTAAGTTTGATTTTAAACCCGGAATAAATAGAGAAGGAACTCAGCTAACTGCTGGGACTGGCTGGTATGATGGCGATAAAATCAGATTTCGTAAAGGTCGAGCTGAACAGATAGGCGGATGGCAAAAGTATTCTTCTAATACGTTTCTTGGAATATGTCGTTCTTTGCATGACTGGGTTGCTACTGCATCTATCGAATACCTTGGTCTAGGTACTAATTTAAAGTTTTATATAAATCAAGGTGATGCTTATTATGATGTTACTCCTATTAGAGAAACTACAGCGGCTGGTGATGTAACCTTTTCTGCGGTAAACGGCTCTTCAACTATTACTGTAGCGGATGTAAATCATGGAGCGATTGTTAACGATTTTGTTACTTTTAGCGGTGCTGTTTCTCTGGGCGGAAATATTACTGCTGCTGTTCTGAATCAAGAGTATCAGATAGCCACGATTGTAGATGGTAATACTTACACCATAGAAGCAAAAGACACAGCGGGAGCTACTGTTACCGCTAACGCATCAGATACTGGCAACGGTGGAGCTGCTGTTGTTGGTGCTTATCAAATTAATACAGGACTGAACACTTACGTTGCCTCTTCGGGATTTGGAGCGGGTACATGGGGAGCTGGCGGATGGGGCGGCTCTACGGCCATTACTTCAGGTAATCAGCTTAGACTTTATTCGCAAGACACTTTTGGTGATGACCTTATTTTTAACGTCAGGGGTGGTGGAATATACTATTGGGACGAGACAACTGGAACAGGAACTCGTGCAGTTGCTTTGCCTGACAAGGCAGGAGCAGTGGGCGCTCCCATACTTGCTCTGCAAACGATGGTCTCAGAGACTGATCGTCATACAATTTGTTTTGGTTGCAACCCTTTGGGCAGCACTACTCTTGATCCCTTACTGGTAAGGTTTAGCGATCAGGAGAATCCGTTTGATTGGACCCCAACTTCTACTAATACTGCTGGGGGTGTCACGTTAACTGCTGGATCGTTTATTGTAGGTGCGATAAAAACACGGCAAGAAATATTAATATTTACTGACAACAGTATTCATACAATGCGATTCTCAGGAAGTCCTTTTACCTTTCAGTTCGAGGTGGTAAACGAGGGTCTGTCAATGATTTCTCCAAATGCCGCTACTAACGCTGGTGATATGGTCTTCTTTATGGATAGAGGTGGTTTCTACTTTTACAACGGCTCTATTCAAAGATTGACCTGTACAGTTTTAGACTATGTGTTTAGCAACATTAACAAAGACCAAGAGTACAAGGTGTTTGCCACTACTAGCGTAGATTTTTCTGAGGTATATTGGTACTACCCAGTAGGTAGTGGAAATACAGAATGTACTAACTACGTTTCGTATAATTACATGGAAGACTCATGGGCCATAGGTACATTGACTAGAGGCGCTTGGATACCTGCAAACACAAGACGTTATCCTATTGCCTCTTCTGCTCTAACCTATTCAGACAACAACTATTTATACGACCACGAGAACGGATATGACGCTGATGGTTCAGCGATGAATGCGTATATAGAGTCTGGCGGTGTAGAGATAGGAGATGGCGAACAGTTTATGTTTGTACACAGATTTATTCCTGACTTTGAATTTCGCGGAACGACAGCTAGTGCTTCTATGAATTTTACGATGAAAGGTAAAGATTTCCCTTTAAATTCATCTTCTACATTAGCGACAGCTAACGTGACAGAAAACACTAATCAATCTTTTATACGAGCAAGGACGAGAGAGTCCATAATTAGAGTCGAGAGTTCTGGTACAGGTTATGGCTGGACTCTAGGACAGTTACGATTTGATGTAAGACCTGACGGGAGGCGGTAATGGCTCAGAAAATAAACCTAGTTGTATTGCCTACTGCTAATCCTGAGTATGACTTTCAAAATGAGCTAACGATGAGGAGAGCTATTGAGCGTTCTTTTAATGAGGTTAGCGATGATTTTAGAACCATAACTACTAAGACAGATAAAGAAGAGTCTTTGGCTTTAAAGCGTTATCAGTTTCTCCTGATGGGAGCTTCTGGTAATGGCTGATGCAATTAAGGTACTCGGTCAATTAGCTCCTTCTGCTACTACTACAGAAACTTTATACACTGTTCCTAATCTGGCGCAGACTACAGTCAGCTCCTTGGTAATCTGTAATCGAAATGCGGGTAATCAAACCTTTAGGGTTAGTGTCCATGTGGCTGGAGCTGGAGCAGATAACAAACAGTTTTTGTACTACGACAAAGAAGTACCTGCAAATGATACGATAACGGTTGTTATCGGTATAACACTCAATCAGGCTGATGAAGTTAAAGTCTTTGCAAGCAACGCAGACTTGAGCTTTAACTTATTCGGCGTAGAAACCACTTAGGTATAAGTATGAATATAGCACCTAAACCACCACTAGCTAGACAAGGACAACAGCTTGCGACTCATGGTCGCTATGGCGATACAGAGCTAGTTCACATGAACCCCTATGAGGTTCAAGGTCTTGCTGCCATGTCACCCACAGGACAGCTTACCAAGAACCCTGTCACGGGTCAGCCAGAAGCTTTCTTACCTTTTCTTGCTCCACTCATTGGGAGTGCCTTAGGTAAGGCTGCGTTAGGTAAAGCCATTGGTAGTGGATTAGCAGGAGCGGTTGGCTCTGGTCTTGCGACATGGGCGCAGACAGGAGATTTCGAGAAAGGTTTGATTGGCGGTATTACAGGCTTTGGTCTGGGTAAGGTTATGGGTGCAGCAGGAGATGCTGGAGCAGCAACAAGATCAGCAGGTGATGCTGGAGCCGAATATTTGCGAAGTATGGGTGAGAATGTACCTACAGCTTCTTCGAGCTTTACTGAAAGTCTGGGCGATATAGGAAGAGGTTTTACTACTAAAGAAGGCTTGCAAGCTATTGGTAATACCGCGATGAGTCCGGGTGTTCTTCTGCCAGCAGCAGTAGGGCAAGGCACAATGGCTCAGGTAGAAGCTCAGGAAGGCATGGACAAGCTCCGCAAAGAGGCTACAGCAAGAGACAATCGTTACGCACAGAGCTTCAGGGACGTTCTGACAGACTCTCTCGGCATGGCTCGTGGTACTGACCCTAATCCTTATATGGGCAGATACGCCAAAGGCGGTATTGTCGGAATGCGGAATGGTGGCGATCTGGACATGACTGAAGGCATGACTGACGAAGAGTACAGAGATTATATGATTGGCGCTCAGGCTGAAGATTCAATCGCTGGCTACGGATTAGATTCTGATAATCGTTATTTTATAAAACCTAAAGCAGGTACGGGAGCAGAAAGACAATCTTTTCTAAGAGGTAATTTTAAACAAGACGCTCCTACGGATTACCGTCATGGTTTTGAAAAAGAATTTCAATTTTTTGATTTTGTAGAAGACAGGCCAGTAGAGCGTTATGCTGATCTGTTTGGAGCTGGAGCAAGTGATTATTTAGCTGGTTTGTTAGCTGGTAACACAGGTGATGCTCCCACGACTCCTACTTACAATTTGCGAGATGTAGATCAAGCTACTCTTAAAGGAACTCAGTTCTCTGGCGCAGGGCCGGGAGCGGGTCAAGGCGGAGATGAAGCAATGACTCCTCTTCCTGCTGCTCCTGTTGGAGGGACGGTCACTAACTTGCCGCCTAGTGGTGGGGTTGCTGGAGGTACTGATGGAGGAATTATAACTACTCCACCTCCGGGTGGCGGAACGGTTGCGCCTCCAAGTGGAGGAGTACCAGTCAGTGCGGGAATGAAGGCTATCCAAGGTTTGGGTATTGATTTAGATCAAGATTATGATCGCGCTGAAGGAGAAGCTGTTTATGACATCATGCAAGAGTATGGTGTTGGTGACGCAGAAGTGGCTGATTACTTTGGGGTAGATGAACAAGGTGTTGCTGATGCATCAGACGTTATTGCTCAAAGATATCAGACCGGAGCTGACCTTGGTCTTGGAAACAAGTTTACAGGCGATTACACTGGTGATGATGTAACTAGAGTTTATGAAAATCTTACTTCTGATGACGGAGTTGGTCTAGCTCAAGCGGCAGATTACTTTAATGTTACTGGTGAGGAGTTACAGGCAAATATTGATGCGATTGCTGCAAGAGATGCTGCTGAGGCATCGAAGGCTCAGGCTGCTGCGGTTTTAGATGGTGTTCCTGTGGAGCAGGTTTACGATCTTATTGAGGCTGGAGATGTAAGTGTAAGTCAGGTAGCGGATCATTTTGGTTACGACTACGAGGAAGTTAGAGCAGCTCAGGATGCCATTCGCGCTCAGAGAGAAGCTACAGGCTATGTTCCCCCAGCTCCTGTAATTGCTACTGCTGGAACTATAGACCTTCAAGACTTACAGGATGCAGATGATGCTATTTTTGCTGGCATGAGTCCTAATGAGTTACGGCAAGCTGGAATGTCCTTTGGTGCTTCGGGTGGTCGGATTGGTAAGAAAAGATTCAATACTCCTTTAGGCATGGTTGAGATGGCTAACGGGGGTATTGCTGAGTTACCTGCC